TATTCAAGCAGTATACTATTGCGATAGATAGCGGCGCAGCCGTTGAAATGTGCTGCGGCTTATATGGCCAATATCAAGAAGAAGATAGTAAATATTTAAATATCTCAAAAAATACTTACATGTGCTTCAGCAATATGCAATTTAGAACGCCAGTCTTATATACAAAAGTAGAAAATCTTAATGAGTTTTTAACTGCAGAAAATGAAACAGAATTAGCACAGCAAGAAGAAAAACTTAAGCTATTTATTAAATTACCAGCTAACGTTGAATCTTCAATAGTTGTTCTTGAAGGCGACTACACAGCCTATAATGATACAATGATATTAAATAGAATTGATCATGATCGCTGTGATACTGCCACGCAGAAAAAGTTTTATGCAGAGCATCCAGAAATGAAAGTATATAGTGCTGCTGTATCAAAATATCTTATAAAGCCATTCGTTATTAACTCTGAGCGAAGAGATTTAACAGTTGCCCAACAAACAGAATTAACAGCTATTTTGGCTGGCATACCAAATGTATCTTTAGATTATTATACCAAAGTATTGCATGGAACGTTACCTAGAGAATACTTGTTACCCGATATGCCAGAAGTTACAGCGGATATGTTGACGAAATTATCATTTTATGTAAATGAATTATATAAAGTTGGTGGTTTAAATGATAAATTAAAATCTGCTTATGGCAAAAAGAAAATACCAGTTAGACTTACTAACCATACTGTTCTTAGCTTTGACGGCGACTATGAATTACAATTAAAAAATTTAATTACCCCATTACAATTATTAAGAACAAATACTGGTATTAGCTATCCTTTTGCAGATAGACTAATAGAATATCTTGTAGGCAATGCAATTACTCCAGCAGATGAAATTTATGATAATATTGAGCGCGCTAAGGTCGTTACAATTCACAATACAAATAAAGCAAGCATAAATTTAATTAATGATGGGCTTTGGGTTCCTGGTTTACAATTAATATATTATAATTATATTAACGAAAATCATAATGTGAATGACATAAATCATGATATATTAGGCTTTGTTGATAAAGACGTTGAAAAATATTATGCAGATAAAGCTGCGAATACTATCTCAAGTATAAATATATATGATGGTATTAATGATACGGACAAATGGGAGGATTAATATATGGCTACTACTCGTGTATTAGATGATAATTATATTTATATTTCTCACCTAGATGAAGGATTTCAATTTTGAAAGCTACCTACTTGACCTGATGCAATATCAGACCGCATGCAATCAAGCTTCCAACAAACTAATGCCTTAGGCAGAACTGCTCCTGTATATACCTTCAATAATGCTGGTCCAAGAACTGTTCAAATTTCTATTCCACTACATAGAGACATTATGGATGATATTAATACTGGCATCAGCAACTCTAAGCTTGGTGAAGGTGAAGACTATGTTGATAATTTACTTAAAGCACTACAAGCTATTGCTTTACCAAAATATAATGTAAAAAATAAACTTGTAGAACCACCACTTTTAGCATTACGTCTTGGTAATGAGATATTTATTAAAGGTGTATTATCTAGCGATATTGGCCTTGATTTTTCAAAACCAATTCTTTCTAATGGTAAATATGCCCAAGTAAACCTTTCGTTATCTATTTCTGAGGTAGACCCTTATGACTCAACTACTGTATTTAAAAATGGTGGATTTAGAGGCGTAGTGCAAAGTTTAAAAAAGGGAATGAATATTGAGGACTAGCATATGGATGATTTAAAAGATAAAAGATATGCATCATTTGACTATACTTCTAGGTATACAGGTGTGCCTTATTATTATAATAAAAGAGATAATAGGGAAATTTTTGGATTAAGTAAGAATCTACTTAAAAATACAAATTGGGTTGCACATAAAGTAAAGCCAACAGATACACTAGATTCACTAGCGCTTTCATATTATAATAACCCAACATATTGGTGGGTTATTGCTTACTTTAACGATATACAGGATGCATTTATAAAATTGAGTGATAAGTTCTCGATTATTAAAATACCACCAATTAATAGTATTGAATTTGGAGATATGAGATAATGGCTTTTAAAGATGAAAGACGTTCTTTGTTAGCATCTGGGGCACGTGTTCAAGTTCCTTGGATTAAAGTAACAATTGGTAAATATACGTTTGGTGTTTACAGTCGCACTGAAATTGGAAAACGTGATGACCAAGGTTTTTATTATACTGCCTATAATGTGCAATATCCAAATTATGTACAAAGCTTAGACATAACTAAAATAAATGGCCAGGTAAACCAATATACTTTATCTATAAGATATGCTGTAAAGCAAACAGATGACCCAAATTTCTTTGAAAAAGTATTTTCAAGCGTAAGTAAAACACGTGAAATCATATTTAGCTATGGTGACATGAATATGCCCACATATATCTATAAAGAAGAAAAAGCAATTATCACAAAAATTACTTCGAGATTTAATTTACAAGGTGGCGTTATTGAGTATACTGTTAACGCCGTATCTAGCGCTGCATTAAATGGTGCCGATAGCTGAACATTTCAAGGTGGCTACGTAAAACCAAGCGATGAAATTAAAAGAATATTTAAGACAAGTAAATATAAACTACAATCACTTTTTACTGGCATGAATAATTCTAACCTAGATGCCCTTATTGCTGGCGATGATAAGTATGTTAAAGTAGAGCCAAAAAGAAATATTGCTGCATTAGACTATATCACATACTTAGTAAGCTGCATGATCCCAATTGGCTTTGTAACAGGCCAAACAGCAAGCAGTGATATCTATGTTTTAACAATGCACGATGATACAACATTTGACGATGAGTTTAAAGACTCGACTGTCGAAAAGGGGGCATATTTTAAAGTAGAAAGAGTATCCTATAAAACAAATAAATCAGATGCTTACCAAGTAGATATTGGCTTTGGTAACACTGGCACAATTGTAACTGAATTTTCAGTAGTTGATGATGAAAACTATTCATTGCTATATAATTATAGTAGTGACCTGGACCAAGACCCATATGTAAAAAGAATCGACAAAGATGGTAATTGGCAAACTATATGAGCTCCTACCGTCACGTCTAAAAATAATTCATTCATAACAAGACCTGCCGATATTACATGGTGGACTGCAGTAACTAAATATCCAATAAAAGCTACACTTACGGTTCAAGGGTTACTTCGCCCAGCAATATTAATGAGCTACGTGCGCTTAAACGTAATATTCGTAGGTGGAAGAAAACATATTGCCTCTGGTTTATATTTAGTTACACAACAGCGAGATAGAATAGATGGAAATTCCGGCTATAAAACAACGCTAAGTCTAACAAAAATTGCTGGTGATGATTCACCGGTATTCGAATAAGAACGATTAATTCGTTCTTTTTATTTTATTTAATAATAAATATATTTAATAAATTTATTTTTATAATAATATGCTAAATTATATGATCTAGAGATTTTATAAAGTTGGAGGTTGCTATAGTGAGAAGTATAAAATTCCCAAAAATGTTTAATACAAATAGCACCCGCGTTTGGAAGTCGTCTGAACACGGAGAAGCCACTAGACAAAATACTAAGCTTCTCTTACACTGTGAGCGTGGAGAATTGATTGGCGACCCATATTTTGGATTATTAATTAGACATTATTTCTTTGAACCAAATAATTATATTCTACGTGACCAAATTATTGATATGATTTATACTCAACTCGCAATATTTATTCCACAGGTTCACGTTGAAAGAAAAGATATTTCTGTATTCCAAGACAGAGAAAAAGCAAAATTATATTGTAAATTTACCGG